AAATGGTTTCTTATACTTCTCTATTAGACCAAAGGCATTTGCCATAAGTCTAGTATTGTTGTCAATGAAATTAAAAGTATGTTGATATTTTTTAAGATAATGTGAACCACCTACATCAAAGGCAAGAAAGTAAACAAAATCTGCCATATAAATTTTGGCTTCTAATTCACCGTTTGGAATGACCGTCATGTCCTGATCAGGACCATTAGTAATATCAAACTCCATGACTTCAACATCAGCACATCTAAGATACTCAGTAAGATATGCTCCTACCTGACCACCCGATCCCAATACTAAAATCTTACGAGTTCTTTCCTCGTAATAATCTACTTCATAATCCATGTCAGTAATAACAACCTCCATCAAAGCCAATCAATAGAATGTTTCTCATCAAAATTTACTAATCCTGTACCACTCATGTGTCCGACCTCAGTTACATTAATTTTAGGAAATGTAATTCTGTTCCAGAAATCTTCAATCTCTGGCCATTGAGGTCCAATGTCATCTAATAGAACTAAACCTTTCCATCCCTTCTCTTCTAGGTATTCAAACATTTCTTCTTCTGCTGTACCATCATGAGGGTCAACATCAATCATAATAATAGAAATATTATCATAATCTAGAGTATCATCTTCACGGAAATCTTGAATTTTAAATTCAACATTATCCTTCTTAATACCAGAAGAGGCGCCCTGCTCAACTAAGTCATAACTTATAACTTTGTTTTTATCGTTATAAGATAATGCGAGAGCAGATCCGCCTGTCCTTGTACCAACATCTAAGATGGTGGTGTTATTAAATTGTGTTGATAACCAAGCATACAATCTATACTCACTCTGACCAGCAGTAAGCCAGTCATTTGCATTGAGTGATTGTTCTGCTAGATGAGATACATCTAGAGTTTTGATTGCATCCTTATCAAGTTTGATAGTCTTCTTAGATACTTTCGGCATGTTCTAGTTCCTTTGATGTAATTTCAACTACGCCATGTTGGCGAGATTTAATCTGTTCAGAGATCCAAGCATAAGTCTTGGCGATTCCTTCTTCAAGAGTCTGTGAATAATCCCATCCAAGTTTCTCTCTTACAAGATCATTGTTTGAGTTACGTCCACGAACACCTAGAGGTGCATCAAGTTTGTGCATCTTTGTCACAACTTTACCTGATACTTTAGCAGCAGTTTCTACCAACTGATTGATAGTAACCATTTCTTCCGATCCAATGTTTACAGGACCTTGGAAATCAGAGTGCATCAATCTATAGGTTGCTTCAATACATTCGTCGATGAAGAGGAAGGATCTTGTCTGCAAGCCATCACCCCACACCTCAATCGCTCCTCCCACTTCTGGGAGTAGTGCGACCTTGCGGCAGATAGCTGCTGGAGCCTTTTCTTTTCCTCCATCCCATGTTCCTTCTGGCCCAAATATATTGTGATAACGGGCAACGCAGACAGGAATATCATAGTTACGATTATATGCCAAGTAGAGACGTTCGGAAAATAGTTTCTCCCATCCATACTCTGAGTCTGGGTTGGCTGGGTATGCTGATGATTCACGGCAGTCAGGATTCTCAGGGTCTAATTGATTATGTTCTGGGTACATACACGCAGAACTAGAATAGAATATCTTTGTTTTGTTTACACCTAACAATCTATTCAGTGTAACTTGTTCGTTCAATACATTTAGATTGATCGAAGCAGAGTTGTGCATAATATCAGCAGAGTGTTCATCTGTAAAGATGTAACCAGCTCCACCCATGTCTGCAGCAAACTGATAGATCTCATCAAAGGAACTTCCTTCAACATCTAACACTCTTGCAACTAAACCTACTTCTCTTAAGTCACCTTGAATGAACTCATCTGCAGCACTCTCAGTAAAATCGGGGTACTTTAAATCTACGCCACGAACCCAATACCCTTCTGATCGCAATCGTTTTACCATGTGGCTTCCAATGAAACCGCCTGCACCCAATACTAGTGCTGTCTTCTTATCCATACAAGTTTGAAATAAACTTCATCTTATTTAGTGTATCACACACTGACCGTTTTCGCAATGACCGTATCTAAAATGTTCACGGTTGGAAACCAACCAAGTTCCATGAGAGGTGCGACATCAGCACACAACTCATCAGGTTCGTTAGGTGTGTCCTCCTTGATAGGAAGATGACCCATACCCATGGCATTGGCAAGATCTATAACAGAGGTCATCTGTCCTGTTCCTACATCTATTGTTCCTGTAAAACTACTAGGAATCAAAGTTGCAACTGCTCTGACAACATCTAATACATGAACCCAATCTCTCTTATGTCTTGTAATATACTTTGCAGTTCCTTGTTTCAACATCTCATATAACATATCATCTCTACTTCCCTCCTCTGCCCATACATTAAAGAACCTCATACCCACACTGTTAGGTGGAGCCTGTATCTCATTTACTTTCTTTGTTATGGCGTAGGGATTCTGCCACCAACTATATGCACCAGCAGAACTTGCATACAACAACCTAGTATTATACTTTCTGCAATAATCAAATATGGGTTTAGATTTTTCAACGTTGTTCTCCCAGAATTTATCAGGATTATCTACACTATCTCTGAGTGCGGCATAGGCTGCTAGATGAATTATGATATCATAGTCTGCACACCCAACGTCTACAAAGTTTTCTATATCATCTGGTCTGTCTAGTCCATCAACATCAAAGATGTCACTCAAAAAATCAAAGACATGACTGCCAATAAAACCTTTGTGACCTGTTACTAATACTTTCATTTTCTTTTCTTTCTGTGACGTGCAATCCAATTCCTTGCGGTGTCGTCATTGATAGCCGTGTGTAGGATCTCCCCTTGATATACTATCACTCTTTTCTTTTCTCCGCAAGGAACTGCTGCATATCCATCCTTAGTAAAGAAACCTTTCTTAGTATCTTTATAAAAATTATAAATTGATCTTAGTTCCTTTTCTTCGGGAGTCATCATGTTTTTACCTCAAAGGTGAGGTGATTATTACAATCACCAAAGAACTTGCCATCAAGATTATAATTGAATGATATACTATATCTCTCCTCACTCGATTGTGAGGCAGTTACATAATGATCTAGATGAGCAGGGAATATAAAAATACCACACTCTTCTGGTTCAAATCTTTTTTCAAAACTATTAAGATCATCATAACCAGTAACAGATGGTTCCCAATGACTTGTAATCCAAGTGGCATTTTTTGTAGAGAAAACAATATCTCCACTACCCTCTGGAGTTTGTAAATAAAATACTCCAGCGAACTGAGTATTGTTGTGCCGATGTTCGCCAATATAATTTCCCTTTCTTTGTAGATTACCCCAAGAATTAATTCTTTTCAATCCATGTTTAGTGAGATCAAGTTGTAAAGACTTGGCATACTTATGAACCTCATTAGTGATGTTAGTTTCTAACAATTTTAACTCTGGTTTTGAAAGTAAATCTGCTTCTAATTTTGTAGTCTCGCCATTAGGTCTACCACATATATCTGTGTCTGATGACCACTCACATTTTTTTAAAAAATCCAACATGGATTTCAATACCGAAGGCCTAAAATCTAAGACATTCTGATACACTGGTGTAGGAAAAAGAATGTGTAGATCTGACATTATGAATCTAAACTCTCCGTATATTGTTTGTCTAAGATGCCAGCGGTGTGTACTTGTTTTAATCCTATGTTTCCTTGATACCAACCAGTAGCAATATACTTATCACTCATAGGAGGATTACCTCTATGTAAATGAGTGTACCCACCAGGCCATATTAATACAGTTCCTTTCTTTGGTTTTACTTTTAACTTTTGATATAAAAATTCTGTCTCTCCACCCTCTTCTACGTCATTCAAATATACCATCCATGCCATAGTTCTGCTACTCAAATTCCAATTCACATTTTCTGCATGGAACAAATGATATCCTTGAGTTGGTTCTGTCTTTTGAAGTAGACACAGGGAACTTACATAACTAAAATTGCCTAGGTAAGTATATTCATTGAGGTAATGGAACAAACAATTGTTTACAAACTCCATCAACTGTTTACACTCACTAGGAGAGAATCCATCTAAACATATCTGCTTATCTTTTACATGACCAAAGTTTCTTTTGAAGTCCACAAACTCTGTCTTATCCATATAATCTACTAGGAAATCACAGAAGCGTGGGTCGAGTGCATTGTCAAAGATTCCAATAAAGTCTTGGAACTCCATCTTAATTTTTGTGTCCATTAAATTACCAAAGGTTTAGCGGGCAATGTGCTGCAGAGAATTTCACTTTATTAACTAGAAAACAACCACACTCTCTACAAACATGGCGACTCTCATCAAATCTATTACACTCTCTACATATATCTATTCGTGCTTTCTTAACCTCATCTGGAACCAATAGGTTTCCATCAAACACAAAACCTTTTACAATATCATATGCTGTCTTAGAAAAGTTTTTTGCCTTCTCTAAATTTGATGGTTCATCAATCATCTTTGAATTCGTATTTCCAATTATATATTGTTACATATTCAAATGGATTGATAGACTCCTTGTCCTCGGTCACTCTAGTTCTAGTAACCTTCTCCTCTAATACAAAATCAGGTGGAGGACATCTAAAAGGCCTACCATCTAAAGGAGGCGAACAAGCGATAAGTATTTCAATCATCTTTAACGTAACATGGAACTCCAGCAGGGTCTAACCATTTGGTGTATTCAAAATCATCTATAGCAGTTTTGAATTGCATGAAGTTGTCACAAAGATACATGTCCTTGTAACCATTATAATTATTCCACTTTTGAATACGATAGTCAGGTTGACCATTCTCAAGTAGATCAGGCATCTTCACATACCTGTATGGATCATTCTGTACAAGTACTTCAATCATAATAAAATTGTATATACTTTATTATACTCAGTTTGTGTTGATAAGTCAAGCACCATCATCATGGTTCCACATATGTTCTATGTCTCTTGCTTGTCCAGAATCAATCACTGGTTTAAGAACATTTTTATCTGGAACCAATGCTATCTGACCATCAGGAGTATCTAGTAAGAAGGTCTCACCAGCCTGAGCTCGATCAACTATCTCACTAAAATTTTCCTCCAAATATTTCAGACTTATTATTTTCATTACATGGTTGGTGATTTAGGTAGATGGTCTTCTGATCCTGGCATATGTTGTAGAGATTCTGATGCAGCATTTACCTCTTTAATATGATCGGTCTGATCTCTGTTCTTTAATAAATCAAGCATCTGTTGTGCATGAGTTAGTTCAAATGGATCATCAGGTAGGTTGTCTCTAGTTCCAACACCGTCTGGTGTCTCTTCTTCTAGGTAAACCATCTGTACATTATCCTCTATAAGGAGAACCCAACGCCATCCTCTGACACCCATTCCTTTATTATACATTTTGATAGAACACTGGGTTGCAGCCATTCCACCTTGCTTGGCAAGTCTCAGAATGTATGCTCCGTTTCCATCTGGAAGAGGCTTACACTTTTTAATTTTCATTTCCTTGAACCATTTGTCCATGACAAATGCGTCATTCATAGAAACAATATAGATATCATCAACAATAGTTTCCTTGATAAAGGTATCATATAATTTTTCATACTCCTTTACCATCTCTGTACATGGAGGTGTAAAGGCACCACATACAGATACTAGAAGAATATCTTTACCCTCAAATAAAGAGTGTACTGATTTCTTAACTAACTTCTTTGATCGACTATTCCAAAAAAATAGTTCTGCATCAGGCAATAAATTCATTTTCTTTAGATAACTTTCATGTATATTATGTATGCCAGTATATTATAAGACATTTTCGGTTATCCGTCAACCTTTAACAATAGTTCAAATTCTTTTAATATATCTGCTTCTGGGTCTTGATCTTTAATGTTACAATACTCTAACCATCTGAGTGTAGTCTTCTCTGGTTCTTTTAATCCCCTACCATAAAGAATAGTATAGGGTCTATCATCTAAAGTATTGAATAGGTTTACTATATGTTCAGAACGTTCTCCAATCACATCTTGAACTTCTTCTCTTGGCACATCAATCTTATACCTTTGAAATTCATTACCATATATCGAATGGAAAAGGCCTGCTTTAACCTCATCCATAGATCTACCATAGTTGTATAGTAAACCAGAGACTCTTATAGAGTGAGACAATAGATCATCATGGAGATGGGGAATCCTATCAGCACCAAGTTTGATCATGTAGTTTATGTAATCATCCACTGAGGTTCATTGTAAGGGATAGTCGAGGTTCTTTATTTTCTGCAACAGAGTGCATGGTTCCAGCTGGTATGATTAAAACATCAGATGGATTTGCCTCTTGAGATTTTCCATTGATGATCCATGTACAAGTGCCATAAATTTGTTTCACTATAACATGATAATCATGGTTGTGTGGATCAAAACTGGCTCTATGTTTTGTAGTACCAGCACTCAGATACATGTTAGCATTGGTTTCTGATCCTTTATATTCATATAATTTATCGTCAAGAGATCTTAGTTCTGCCGTGAGATCCATTATGTTACTCAGAAGACTAGTGAATCCTAGATCATATAATCTTTTCCACTTCTCATAGTAAACAAAACCCCTAGAGTCAAAGAATCCATTGGACTTCTTTTGACATTGATTTATGACTTCCAGTGCTGGTTCTGGCCATCTATATTTTATTTGTAGTAAATCTAATATACCATCTTCATCTAAAGTAATTTCGTGTTCTCTTATAATCTGAGCTGCACCCTCAAGATAAGGCATGAAGTCAGGAACTGGCGGTTGTTGCCACGTTGGATAACTATTCAAAATAATCCTTCCTGTAATATCTTCCTAAAATGTTGCTATTATAATATGCTGGTTCTCCATTGTCAAGAGACTCCGTTAAGACATCATGGCTAAACAATTGTCTGGTCTCTTCATAGTTGGTTTTCCCCAAAGTAGTATGGAGTGACAAGATCTCTCTGGAAAAATTATCCTTTCCATAGGTGGATAAGTCGGCTTTGAGTTCGGGCGACGATCCATAATACTTCTTCCAATCTGATTCGCTAGTGACTCTTCTCTTGCCTCCCTTAGGCTTGCGTTTCTGTACAAAGTACTTTCTACCGATGTACTTCTTACCTGTTGTCTTATTTGTAATGAGGTAGACGTAACCGAAGAAATCGCCAATGTCGTCAGAAGTAAAAGGTTTACCCTCATATAGCCAGGGGTTTTCGTAAACTCCTCCTTCAACCATTTCATAATTTTCATATCTTTACACTATGTATAACAGGTTTTTCATTCCTCAAAACGTTGTATAGATCTCTGTTTTCAGATGCAGATACAGGATAGAACTCAGCACTGGCATCAAATCCATCATACCTTTTTGCTTGATTGATTACAATAGAACCCTCCTCTCCTGATTGTGATCTGTGGAATGTGCCACGAGGTATGAGTAGAGCGCCACTCTGTCTAGTAAGATTGACAAGATGATATGGATACTTCCATTGTAGATTTACTAATTCAAATGTCCTTGACCCTTGAACCACTCTATTATAATCGTCTTGAAAACTGTGAATATAAAATGACTTTGCACCTACACAATCATCAGGTGGTGAGGTAGCAGGGCCATCATGGATTACTAGGTCTGCTGCATTAGATTCTTCAACAGATATATCATAGAATACAACAGCGTCTGTCTCTCTAAAGATTCTATGTTTTATAAACTGGACTTCATTCATGACCAAATCCTCCTTAACTGGCGAACATCAGTTACACCATACAATGCTTTGACAGTTTCTTCTGCATCTTCTCTTAAATTAGATGGTGAGAAGAACTCCACTCTCGTCAATCTATTTGAGTTGAGTAGAATATATGCCTGCCATTTAGTTTCTTTCATGTCAGTTTCTTCCAAGTATCTTCCCAACCTAAAACTTCTACTGTTATACCTAACTTATTCTTCTCAATCGCATCTGCTAGTGGTCTGTCGTTACCATGTGGATCTAATCTATCACCAAAGAATACTACATCACCGTCCATAAAGTCTCTGATGATCTGACTCTTATCACTTCCTTTACTTGATATATCTACACCAGTTACACCACCAACAAAGGCATGTAACTCTGGAAACTTTTTATTGAATCTATCTGCTATTCCTTTCCTCTCTTCTTTTATAGTATCCCAATCACTGTAAACTAATCTCTCTGTTTGATTTGCACCTCTACCCACTATACTAAAATTAACACATCCTGGCCTCTCCTCTATATGTGTGCCTGTTCGCACAGGAAAATGACTCTCATGTAATTCTTCTAAGAGATGTTCTCTCGCTTCTAGTGGTAGTGTCCAAGGGTTAGTATATACTGACAAGTCTCCCTCATATACATCGTTCCCAGCACAATTATATACCCTCTTACAATTACAGTAGAGAAGGTGTGTGATTTGTTCTATAGTCTTATCTCTATCGCTACCTGTAACAAGGTAAACCTCATTTGCAAGAGCAAAACTGTTAAAGAATATTAGAAAGTCAGGATCAATTTTCTTTCTGCTGGGAGTCAGTGTCCCATCAACATCAAAGATATATTTCATAATATGATTATAAGGTTACTTGATTACTTTGTCAAGTCTATTCTCCGCCGCCGTTTCCTCCACCATTTCCACCGTTGCCGTTACCACCATGACCGTTCCCATTGCCACCATTACCGTTCCCATTGCCATTAGAACCGCCTTTTTTACCATTAGATTCATCTTCTTTGTTTTCTGGTTTTAGATACCCACCATAACCTATTTTATATCCTTTGGGAATAGGTTTACACTTTTTGTCATCATTACAATAATATTCTCCCTCACCACACTTCTTCTTTTCCTCATCCATAGGTAAGAAGTTTACATACTTGTTATGTTGTTTCTGTTGTAAAATCTTCTTTGCAATCGCACCAGCATCTCTACCTGTTGTCTTAGGAGCTGGCTTCTTATTTGATCCACCACCTAATACAGATACCTTTCTCTTGATTGTTGAGAGCATAGTCTCACTAAGAATTTCACCATTCTCAGGTTCAAAAGAACAGTTCCACTTACGAAGTGACTTATTGATCCTTGAATCTGGATCTCTTGCAGTCTTAGCTGAGGTAAGTTTCTTTTTCATACCTTTCATTCTCTTACAGAATGACTTTCTTCTCTTCGCTGCCTTAGATCCTTTCTTCAACTTAGATGGTTTTGTTGTAACCGCAGTCTTAAGTTTTGAGCCTGGGTTTGCAGCACGATATGATGCAACACCTTTTGCATTAAGTCCACCTGACTCACTTTTGCCTGCCTTTCTCTGCCATGCTGGTGTTCCTTCTACCAAACTCATGTCAGGTTCATAATTATCAGTAAAAGTTACAGGCATCGATACAGTTCCCTTGCCTGGAACATACTTTGTAGTTCTAGGATTCTTAGGATCATCACTCTTAAAATCTTTATGAAGTTTATTATATGCCTTACGAGACATCTTAACATCTTCTTTCCTCATTTTTTTCGCAACCATATCACGTTCTTTCTTTTCTCTCTTTGCGATAGCGATTGCTGCCTGTTGTGCTGGATTTACTGCTTCTGATGTTGTGGTAGTATGTTGTTCATCAGGTGTATTCTTTTTGAGGTTCTTTTCTTTTTCTTTCTTAGAAATTTTTGGGCCACCTACTGGATCACCGTACTCATCTCTCTTAGTTTTCTTGACACCTCTTCTT